CCTGGCGAACCATACTTCTTGCCCAACTCGCCATGCAGAATCCATGAGTCACTCCAAGCGTATTCAAGATCAACCAGATCAGCCTGTCGTGGACAGCATCCCTGTGGACCCTCAAAGACCCAGTTGACTGGAGTGAACTTTGCACCCAGATACATCCATCGCTGATATGGATTAGATTGAATACAGTCCCAGTAAGCGCCAGGGCTTGGACACTCAATCCCAGTATCTATGGTCCAGTAGTCAATGCACTCTTGACAGTTATCTAGCCACGGATACAAATGATCGGGTCTGCTGTTTTTGAAGATGTCACCCTCAATCGCCCAACCAAACGAACGAGACGGAGACTCACTACCACGGGTGCTGCCGATCATGTAAGGACGACGAGGATCACCATTGGGGTAGGAAAAGTCAGGGTCAAAACCAGTCTGAATATAGACATCGAACGTCCGACCGAACGGAGTGAGTCTACCAAGATCGTCGATCCACATCGCAACAGCATTGGGATCGGATGGGGGACCAGACTCACTGGCAAAACTAAAAGAAGAAAGTGTGTAAACAACAATTGCTAAAATATGTCTCATAATAAAGACCTCCTGTTTACTATGTATACGAAAAGAGGGGGGTCAAAGACCCCCCTCTCTTACTTCACTCGGAGTTTTTATCTATTAGGTTCCAGAGTTACCGTGAAGGTTAAGAACTCTAAAGATACGATAGTATTGGTTAGCACGGATGGTGAGTGTTTCACCGTCAGGCGTACCGTTCGCAGCACCAGTCGTCGTCACGAATGGGTTAGAAACCAGACCGTAACGAGTCTTGAATCCGATCTTGGGCTGGAAGGTGTTCTCACCGACTGCACGAACCATTTGCAACGGAACGTATGGGCAGTAGAACAATCCAGCATCATACGGGTTCGTACCCTTATAACCGACACAGACGTAGTTAGTTGGTCTGTTGTTGGTAAAGGAAGTTGATGCTTCGGTAGCGAATGGGTCAATGTAGACTCTAAACTTACCGTTAAGAACACCTGCGAATGTGTTACCTGTATCGTCGATGTTCAGGTTAACATTCAGTGCAGGAGAGATGTTGAGGTATCCACCCATAGCAAGAGCAGATGCGGTATCAGCATCACAGATGATGACGTTACCTTTTCCTCTACGAGTTTGCTTGGCGATAACGTTTGCTTCGCGTTCGATTTGGAACATGAGTCCTCTCCAACGCTCTGCTGACCAACGACCGTCAGAGTCGGAGTCGAGGTCATACATACCACCTTGACCAGTGCCAGGGTGACCAATCACAGGTGTAGCACCAGTGTTGGCGTATGTCAGATCTTTTTGCTGGGCACCGAGTTTCGCAACACCGTAGATGGTGCGAATGATCTCGCGGTTGATTTCAGCAAGGATTTCCGTGCTGAGAATGTTAGCGAGTTCGGTTTCAGCGTCAAGACCGTGAACAGCACGCAAGTCTTGGGCGAGTTCGGTTGTGTATTCCGCTTTCAGGGCGCGAGTCTTCGCTGTGACAGAAGTTCGCTCGATGCTGAATGCCATCGAATTGAAAGCATTGTTTTCACCGAGTGCTTCAGCAGAATCTCTACCCATAGGACGACCGATTGAGACATCACCTGCGGTGACACCTAACAGTGGGTCGAAGTTAGCAGCAGCAGTAGCACCACCAGTACCACCGAAGTTACCTGCTTCTGCGAAGAGGGCTTCGTTGTTTCTGTCAGCACCGCTGAATTGTGACTTAAGTGCGAAGATAAGACCTGTTGGGGCGCTCATAGGCTGAACACCACAGACATCATATGCCATCAGGTTAGGCATCGCACGACGAACGAGAGAGATCAGAATAGGATCATAACCACCGAGTGGTCTTTGTGACCCGTCTACACCTGCAAGACCACCAGAACCAGCATGGTTCAGTGAGTTAGGCGCTTCGTTCAGCGATTGCTCTCTAAGTGCTGATTCTTGATTCTCAAGAAGAGCAGCGGTAACTTTTCTTCTATAACCATCTTCGATGTCAGGCATCGCTTGATGATCAAGAACTGGCGACCACTTCTCAGTAAGTTGGTCATAAGGTGTAACTCCGTTAAAATCCATTTCTATCTCCTTTGATATAGTTGTATACTACTCTTAATAGTTATAATATTCTGTTTTTCAAGAAACCTTGTTGTCGTTTGCAGACTTAGCGACTCTAGTAAGTGCATCAGTGTACGCACCCATTAAACTAGTGTCAGAATTTTCGGATGAAGTAGACACTTCAGTATCCTCAGTCAAGACACCTTCCGAAAGGTAGTTGTCTTTAAGAACTTCGAGTTTACTACGGAAACTGTCTTCATCTGTAAACTCAAGGTTTTCAGACAGTGTTCTCATTTTTTCAGTATCCGTATCAACTAAGTCTTCAGTGACTTCAACAAAGATTTCATCTCTTGTTTTTTCTTCAACTGTTTGTTTCAGTTCGATGTTGTAGTTAAGTTCGTCGTTGAGTTTTTCTTCTAAGTCAACAACAGTTTGTGCGAGGCTTTCCACCAAGTCATACTTCTCTTCGGGAACTTCGATGTAGTTCGATTCGAACAGACCTTTCAATCCACTCAAGAAGTTTTCTGCAACGTCAGCACGAATACCCGTTTCAATAGCGAGTTCGTTTTCTTGCATCCACTGTTCGACAACATAGGAGAGGTAGTCGTCAAGTTTCTCTGCAAGTTCTTTAGACACTGCTTCTGTGTGTTCAGCGATTGCTTCTTCGTACTGAAGAGTCAATTCTTCTTCGACTTGTGCTGCTCTTTCGTTCAACGCTGTTTCGAAGATGGTCAAAGCCTTAACCTTAAAATCTTCGGAGAGGTCTTCACCCATAAAGAGTGCATCAACATGCTCCTTCATAGATCCGACATCACCAACATTTCCTTGATTTTGAGGGATCTTACCAGCCTTAGCCTTAGATGGTTTTGTTTTAATGGTTGCTTGGTTCTTACCAGATGCGTTACCAACGGGTTTAGCAGTTTGAGGTTTCTTACCTTCGGTATCTTGAGATTGTGCTTCATCGTCAACGACGGTTTCTGCTTCTTTCATCTTGTGCATACCTGCATTCATCTTACCGTAAGTAGCGTTCATTTTACCATAGGTAGCATTTAACTTCTTCTTACCGTTCTTACCCATAGGATGCATGGCTTCTTCGACATCATCATCGTCGTCGTCGTCGTC